GTTTCTGTGCTGGAAGGTAACTGGGTGGCTTTCTCCAAGCTTAAACTCGCCGCATTCTGCGCGTCAGTCGAGCAAGAGGAGTTATCAAGAAGCCCTCTGCCAGCGGGAATCGACCATGCATCCGTACTAGTTGGAGGGAGGGCAATGAAGTGGTTCAGACTTCAGGAGCGGAGAAATCTCGATAAGGCGAAGGAAATCGCCTACGCGACACTCATGTCAAAACGTGGAATGCCACGACCAGACGAAAACTTCTTAAGGAAAGTAGAAGTTAAGGCCTGGGAAAATCTTACGAGGAAGATTTCCGATGATGAGTACGAATGGGAGGAAGCCCATCGAGAATCTTTAGTGGAGTGGGGAGATTTGGAGGAATATCAAGACGGAGTCGAGACAGTCCTTTCCAAAGAAAATCTAACAAAACAGATCAAACGAACTGTTGCAGAATTCTTGGAAAACAAAACCATGGACGAAGCCCTATGGTATGAACCGAACTTCCCATCGACATCAGCAAATTATAATAACACGAGATCTAACGCGGGAACTGTGGGACTGATCATGGATCACCCAGAGTTACTGGCGGATTTGAAAACTCGCGAAGAGCTGGTGGCGATAGTTGAAATCTCACACGGAAAGACAACGCTACCTGTATGTTTAGATCACGAATTATATGAACATAATAAAGAATTGTTCATACGCATCCTGAGCAAAGCTCTCACAGAATCACCGGTCGCAGTGCCATTGGCACTCGCTGAAGCTCTCAAGGGACGAGTCATCAGTAAGGGACCACCACTACACTACTATGTTTTAAAACCTCTCCAAAAATTTTTGTGGAGAACGTTATATGAACATGATAGCGGTGTGTGCAGATTGATCGGGCAAACGATCACTGCGGAATATCTGTGTGAGCAAGTGGGGAAGTGCCGAGAGGGAGAGGAATATCTTTCAATTGACTATGAGGACGCAACAAACAAGATGAAATCTTGGTGTTCGCAGGCCGCCATTGATCAGGTTGGGAAAGACTTAAAACTCTCAACGGACACAAACTCACTAGCCGAGGAGGCACTGGTTGACCACATTGTGGAACATCCGAAAACCGGAGAACAGCGACGACAGAAGAGGGGACAACTAATGGGAAGTATAATCAGCTTTCCTTTTCTGTGCATGATCTGCGTAGCAATCATGAGATGGGTCAGAGAGTTAGAGCAAAAGAGAACGCTCAGACTAAAAGACGCCAAAATCGCCGATAACGGAGATGACGGGTTGCTAAGAGTAACACGCCGAGGGCACGAGTGGTGGACGAAGATAGGAACGTTCGCCGGACTCAGACCTTCGGTTGGTAAAGTGTACCGAAGCAACAAGTTCTTTAATATGAATTCAGCCAGATTCGTGATCGTAGAAGACTACTGCAAGCCGCAGAAGGTGCTCAGTTACGAGATGAAGAGAGGCGTAATGGTCGAAAAGAAACCTCAGGTCCTGTTCTGTAAAGAACGGAAGTATATAAACCTGGGATTACTCTACGGACTCAAACGCTCTACAAAGGGAGGGATGGATAAGGCGACATTAGGTGACTTCGGGACAATTAACAGCGTAGGAAAGAACGCCGCAGAATTGCTTCGAGGTACACCAAAAGACTGTCGTGACAGAGTCTACAAAGCATATCTCAATAAAAATTGGGAAATGTTGAAAAAGACAAGTCTACCCTGGTTCCTCCCTGAGCATCTCGGAGGACTAGGCCTACCCATTCATGGAGAATGGAAGCCGAGCAAGAAGGATCTGCGATTGGCAGCAGTGCTGCACAAACACTACAAAATACCCTCGAGGCCTCAGGACATGGAATGGAAAGTTTGGCAATACGCAAGAAAAAGAATCCCAAAGCTCCCTATGACAGCATCAATCCTCCAAGAGGAGTCGATGATCAATGGAATAAGCAAAACGGGCGACTGGAAGATTGTTCCGGAAGCAGCCGTATATGGGAAGCTGTGCATAGAAGCCATGTTTAGATGCAGAGGCATCAAACAGTTGTATGAAGAAGCAGGAGACGTGGAAAGAAAACCACTCGGAAAAATGGAAGCCATTGTGAGAAAGGCACTACGATCCGAGCACATGGCAAAGACAGAAGCCTTTAGCCTAGATGCACTCGCTGCAAAGAAACAAATCTTCGACAACAACTTTGTCCTGATGATGACAAGAGCCTCGGATGAATTCTCATCCTTCCAACGACAAAGCACCCAAATCACCAGTAATACAAATTCAGGATACAACCGCACTTCGGAAGAAGAAGACGAAGCGTGGAATGCGTATCAAGAAGAGCAAGACTGGTAACTCAACAAAAATGCGCGATCAGGGTCGATCGCGACTTCGTAACGTCTGTTTAGCACTCTAGGTGCAGGGATGGCGATGAAGAATCTATCACCACCCCACAAACGGCAAAGCAGGTAACATGAATCTCTTAACCCATACTGATGGGCAAGAGAGAGTACGACGTGTAACGGTCGACAGAGCAATTTAAGGCTCTTCTCTCTTGAGAGACATGTATCACTAAGGTATCATCAAAGAATGATGAAAACCGGGGAGAGGATCAACAACAGAGTTAACTGAAGTATTACCGAATAGGTTCGCTTTTCTAAGGCGGACTTTCTTCAGCATCCCTTGTCCCGTGACGGCCTGC